GGGTGACGGGGCGTCTTACTAGAGACCTAGCTGCGGATTGTTTTCTCTGTCAGCTGTCGGGACCGTTCAGGCCGTCTTGATAGTTCAATATATCTCATTGGGATACGAAATTCAACAGTAACCAAAGAAGAATGGCGCGTTGTCCATTCACATTTTCGTGATTTGTAGGAGTTCAACGGGATACGATATTAATTGAGCATGAAGAAGGTCGCAAAGCCACGGGGGCGCCCGCCAGAGCAGGGCGAAAAAGCCATGAAGCAGATCGCTATTCGTATCCCGGTTGAGTATCTGTCTCGCGCAGAGAAGCTTATTGTAGAGCGGTATGGGTTGCCTGACCGATCAGATATTCTGAGAGAAGCATTGGCTGCTGGGCTGGATGTCTTGGAGGGGAGAAAGCGGAAATGACGTCGATCGAAGCTGTATTCGCGGTCATCATATTTTATGTTGGCCTCCTAGCCGGACGTATGGGGGAGAGAATGCGATCGTATCGACTAGGTGCTCCGTCGATCTACGATCAGCAGAATAGGTCTATGGAGGCGCAGCAACGCGCTGCGTACGGAATCGATTTCCTAATTGCAACGGAAAAATTGCAAAATCTATGATTTTGCCCAGCGAGATTTCGCGGCTTTCTTAGCGATTTCAGTCCGTTGCTTGGCAGTCATTGATTTTGCTCTTGCCTTCCCGCCGCGCTTGCCAAGGCTGACGGCGGCCTTGTCCTTCCCGTCCTCAGTCAACGCCTCTTCCTCTTCCCCCGTAGCAATACGGGCGATCTTGATGGCGTTGCCAATTACGTCAGCGGGGCGCTTTTCGCCCTTGGGGCCTTTAGGCATTGATCGTGTCCGTTCGCTCTTGTGCTTGCCGTGCTTCATCGCAGAGGCGGTCTAGCGTTTCCCGTCGGTACGCGTTCATTGCGCTGTGGGCGCAATATGCCCCTTCGTAGCGAAGCTGGCAGGCGACCTCAAACCAGTTCCGGAAATGGCCGGAGCGCGCCAGCTCTGGGCCTCGCCATCGAATATAGTCTCTTTGGGTGCGCTGATCCATAGCGCTAAGCATAGCATGGGATCAGACCGAGCGCATGCGAGCGTCAACCAGCTTATTTTTCAAACTGAGACACTACCGGCGGCCTCTATTCGGTGTCAGGCGGGAATGGAGACGCGCACGTGATTAATCGGATCACAGGTACGACTTGGTATTGCGGCAGAATGGATTGCTACCAAACCCGGGTGCGGTCGCAATGATGCGTCAATATGCCACATATAACCATATTGCAATTACCGCGCTTCCGGTGCAGGCGGCACTTGAAATCCCATTATATTTCGAGTAGGTTATCCATACTCGCAAGGCAAATGCGCCCGGAAGCTGAAAAGCTGTCCGGGTTTTTCGTTTCTGACCTCCCCAAATCACACCGGCAAGCAGCCCACACCCGCTAGATAGCATCAGAGGGGCGCATAGCTGCGGTCACTGAGTTGGGGTGTTGGGAAGCTAGGTTTGCGGCTCTCGCGAAAGCGATCCGCGTCTAAGACCCCACAACAGGGGCAACTATCCGGAATTTCCGGATAGTTCAGTTTCGCCTGCCATGTGCAGGATGAGCATTCGGGTTCGTTACGGCGAGCCCCGCTTAGCTGTTATCATACAATCTCAGCCACATCGCAGTTTGTATGATAACGCCAACCGGATCAGAACCTTTAACAACGCCGATCCTTATTAAAGGATAGAGCCCCAGGACAGGTGAAAGCCTCTCCTGGGGTTACGCATTTTGGAGCCTGCGCCAAGGCGCATTAAAACATGTCAGACAAGCTTACTGCAAAGCAGGAAGCCTTCGTTCTCGCCTACCTAGAGACAGGCAATGCTACCGAGTCCTATCGGCGCGCGTATTCGCCGAAAAAGATGAGCGACGAGAACATAAATGTCGAAGCATCCAGACTGCTGAAAAACCCCAAGGTCGCCCCTAGGCTCGACGCCGTAAGAGAGAAAGTCGCAGAGCGCGCCATCGTTTCAAAGGAATGGGTGATCTCTCGCCTCGTCGAGAACGTAAATAGATCCATGCAAGCTGAGGCCGTGAAGGACAGCGAAGGCTCGTCTACCGGCGAGTATCGCTACGAAGGCAGCGTCGCTAACCGCGCCCTCGAACTTATCGGCAAAGAGCTGAAGATGTTCGTTGACCGCAAGGAAGTCGGTCAACCCGGAGAATTTGACAATCTTACAACCGATGAACTCCGAGAGCGAATCCGCAGGGAAACTGAAGCGCTTGGCCTTAATGGTCGAGAGGCTGAAGGCCTTGGAGGAAGCAGAGCGGCTGGAAGCAAGCCTAATTGAGTTTCACAAGGCGGCTTGGCCTGTCTTCGACCCTGCGCCTTATGTTCATGGCTGGCATCTTGACGCCATTGCGGAGCACCTTGAAGCCGTCTCGCGCGGGGAAATTCGCAAGCTTCTGATCAACATTCCGCCCCGTCATTCGAAAACGCTGCTCGCCTCTGTGTCTTGGCCGGCGTGGCTTTGGGCAAAGCAGAAGCAGGAGGGAAATCCCCTCGTCGGACCGCAGACTAAGTTTCTGTGCCTCAGTTACGGTGACACGCTTGCACTAGACGCGGCCACTCTAATGCTTCGCCTAGTGCAGTCGGATTGGTACAAATCTCGCTGGGGCAAACGGGTATCGCTCTTAAGCGATGGTGCTCATAAGTTTGACACTTCCGCAGGGGGTGCGCGGATATCTGCCTCATTCGACGGCACGGTTACAGGGCGCGGCGGTGACATCAAGATCATAGACGACCCGCATAAGGCCGATGAAGCCGAGAGCGACGTCAAGCGCGAAGGTGTCATCCGGAAGTACGACGGCGTTCTCAAGTCCCGAATGACCGACCCGAAGCACACCGCCGAAGTCGTGATTATGCAGCGGCTCAATCATCAGGATTTGAGCGAGCATCTTCTTGAAGACGGAGAGCACGTTCATTTGTGGCTTCCAGCAGAGTTTGAATCTGACCGGCGGTGCACAACGGTTCTTGGGTGGACTGATCCGAGAAGGAATGACGGAGACCTTCTTTGGCCCGAACGGTTCGGGAAAGGTGAGTTGGCTCCGTTCAAGAAGAACCCATACGAATGGGCTGGGCAATGGCAGCAGAGGCCTGAAGTTCGCGGCGGCGCGATCGTCAAGCGAGAATTCTGGCAGGACTACGTTACGGATGACGGGAAAATCCCGCCGTGCCAATACGTCGTCGCTTCGTTAGACCCGGCTTACACGGCGAAGCAGGAAAACGATCCTTCCGGTTTTACGATCTGGGGCGTCTGGTACGACGAGAAAGGTCATTCTCGGATTATCTGCCTCACAGCCTGGCGCAAACGTCTCGAGCTTCACGGTCCGCACCAGGACAGGTCGGCTGGAGAAACTGAGGCTCAGTACATCAAGCGCTGCCAGCCGACCTGGGGCTTGGTCGAATGGGTGGCGCACTCCTGCAAGCGGTTTCGGGTTCATAAGCTTCTGATTGAAAGCAAAGCGTCAGGGTTATCAGTCGCCCAAGAAATCCGTCGGCTGCACTCAGGGCAAGGCTGGACCGTCCAGCTCGTTGACCCCAAGGGCTTAGACAAAGTCACGCGCTGCCATGCCGTCGTTCCCATGTTCGCGAATGGGCAGATATTCCTACCAGCTTACTCGGATGGAACCTACCGCGAGTGGGGACAGCAATTAGTGGACGAGTTTGCGTCTTTTCCAAAGGGCGCGACAGATGACCTAGTGGACTCCTCTACCCAGGCTTTATCTCATATTCGTGAAATAGGACTTGCTGTTCGGAAGGACGAGCGCGCGGCATGGGAGCGAGACAGCGCTCGCCACAAGAGCGGCAACACTCAGCCGCTTTATCCAACTTGAGTTTGTTCCTGCATTTCATCCAACATCCCCAATGAAGGACAACCAAATGGCAGACCAGAAAGTGGAGCTTCCGGCTCCGCCCGCAGAAATCCTGTTGGCGCTTCTCGAAACGTCATCTCGGAAACTCACGCAGTTCTTTGACAATCCTCAGCAGAATATCCCGGTTGAGATGATCAGAACGCATATCGGACGGATGTTTTCGTTCGCCGATCAGCTTGTTGCAATCGCAGAAGAACACCGGGCCAAAGCTGCGGCTGATGCTGAGAAGAACGGCGAAGCGCCGGCTGACCAGGTGAACTAACTCATGGCAAAATCCGGATCGTTGAGCCCAACGCAAAAGAAGCGTCGGGGCCGAAAACCTGCGTCTGCACCTCAAGCAGATGTGGGGATCAATCTCATCTCTGACGATCCGTTTGCCGCGCAGCCGCGCATCGACGAAGCAACTGGCGCGCTTGAGATTCCGCACGAAGACGGCTCGATCATCGTCGACTTCTCTCCCTCTGATCCAAATCCTGAGGTTGATGCGTCACTGCACGACGCCAACCTTGCAATGAAGCTCAGCGAGTATGATCTCGGGCCTCTCGCGGAAGAAATTCTGGACGGTATCGCAGCCGATGATGAAAGCCGCTCGGAATGGTTGAATGCCCGGGCGCGCGGCATCGACATGCTGGGAATCAAGATCGAGGATCCGAAGTCCGGTGTCGGCGCGTCCTCCGCGCCATTGGAAGGCATGTCAGTCGTCCGTGATCCGATGATGCTTGAGGCCGTTCTACGGTTCCAAGCGAACGCGCAGGGCGAAATGCTGCCTGCTGCTGGGCCGGTCAAGGTCGTCGACTACGGGTCGGAAGACACGCTGTCCGACAACTTGGCTGAGGCGCTGGAGAAAGACCTCAACTATTATCTGACGTCCGTTGCGAGCGAATATTACGACGACACGCGCCGCATGTTCTTCTGGACGGGGTTCTCAGGGCTGGCGTTCAAAAAGGTCTATCGCGATCCGCTGAAGCGCAGGCCTGTGTCCCTGAGCGTGGATGCCGCCGATCTCATCGTTTCAGACGCGATCACAAACCTCAAGAGCGCACAGCGCATTACCCACCAAATCTCCATGAAGCATTCCGACCTCGTTCGGATGCAGATTTTGGGGATGTACCGCGATATTCCTCTGTCTGATCCGAATCCTGAGCCCAACGCAGTCGACCGGAAGATCGCCCGTGTTCAGGGCATCTCAGTGAAACCCCAACGTCCGCAGGACCAGCGCTACACGATCTATGAGTGCTACTGCGAGTTGGACCTTCCAGGATTCGAGCACACCGACAAACGCGGTAAAGCCACAGGATTGCCTCTGCCCTACAAGGTGACGATTGAGAAAGACTCGCGTCAGATTTTGGAAATCCGAAGGAACTGGGCCGAAGACGATGAAGACTACCAGGCCAAAATCCCCTTCGTTGCATTTCCTTATGCTACGGGGCTTGGTTTCTATGGCATTGGCCTTCTACACATTCTGGGCAATCTTACGAACGCACTGACGGCGCTCGAACGTGAAGCCATTGATGCGGGGATGTTTGCGAACTTCCCTGGCTTCCTGGTTTCGAAACAAGACGCCCGCCAGATGACGAACGAACTCCGAATTCCTCCTGGAGGTTCGATTGCCATCGAGACCGGTGGTAAGTCCATTCGGGACGTGGCAACAGCCCTTCCTTACCACGAGGCAGGTGCTGGCCACATGGCCTTGATCGACAAGCTTCGTGACGTCGGACAGAAGCTTGGTGGTACGGCAGACACTCCAGTCGGTGAAGGCAAGCAGGACGCCCCGGTCGGGACGACGCTCGCTCTCATCGAGCAGGCCACCAAGATTGAAGGCGCGGTTCACAAGGCGCTGCACGCGGCGCAGGCCGAAGAATTCAAACTCCTTTGCGAGCTGTTCCGGGAAGACCCGGAAGCCCTTTGGCGCGGCAATCGTCGTCCAGCCTTGAGCAAGGACGTTGAGCAGTTCATGGCGGCGCTGGATCGCTGTGACATCGTTCCGAAAGCCGACCCGAACGTCCCGTCTCACATGCACCGGCTGATGAAGACGCAGGCCGTCATTCAGATGGCGACTCTCGCGCAAGGCCTGTTCAACCAGCGCGCTGTCATCGAGTGGGCTCTGTCCATGATCGACGTGGACAATGCCGAACAGCTCCTTGCGCCGCTGCAACCTCCAGCCGCCCCGCCGCAGCCTGATCCGATTGCCCTCAAGGAACTCGCGATCAAAGAGAAGGCCGTCAACGTCAAGGCGCTTGAGGTCGCGACCAAGGCCCAGAACCAGTCGAAGGACCGAGAGTCGAAGCAGAATATCGAAGTCCTCAAGCTCGCAAGCTCTCTCGCTGTTCACCCCGAAAGCAACGCGATCGTCGACGGACAGATACAGCAGCTTGCGCCGTTGATGTCGAACATCAAGCCGCAGCTTCCTGGTGCGTCACCTGGACCGCCACAGGCTCAGCCTATGCCACAGCGACCCCCGCAACCCATTCCAATCCCAATGGGACTCGGAGGGCTTGGACGGCCTCCGCTTAGGTTTGCACCACCGCCCCAACGTCGCGTTCCATTTCAACCGCAAGGATTCGGCCCATGAAAATCCGCGTAGGGAATAAGCAGTCTCACGGCATGAAGTGCTACGCTTCTGGTGGCCGAGTGTCTGAGGACATTTCTGACCCTGGGTCGCTTCCGGCCATGTCCGGCTCCGACAGCGACGATGACGCAATGGGTGTGGATGGTGGCAAAGCCAAGCCCCGTCTTGATCGGGCAGGCAAGAAAGCTCCGTCGACGACGATCAATGTGATTGTTGCGGGCAAATCCGATCCTGCAGCACCCTCTCCGGTTCCTGCACCACCCATGGCACCTCCGATGGCTGGTCCTCCTCCGGCTCCGCCAATGCCGCCGATCGGCGCTGGCGGTCCTCCGATGATGCGCAAGAACGGAGGTCGCGTCATGACGGCCGGTGCGGGGTCTGGGTTGGGTCGATTGGAAAAGATCGGCAAGAAGTAGCGCATGGCTGCCGAGACCTACGAAACGCGCGCTCTAAAGCTCTTGGCCGAAGCCTTGATCAAGGAAGAAGACCGCCGCGCCAAGATCATTCTCAATGGCGTTCCCGTTGACGAGTACAAAGGCCACGTCGAGTTTTTGCGAGGCCTGACGTTCGCCCGCAAGCTTTGTGGTGAAATCGAAACTGACATCCGAAAAGGCAAATAGGCATCCCCATGACCTCAGCACTTCTCTCGATGCGTATGAGTCACGACATCGACCCGAAGCAGAAAATCCTCGACGAGATCGGAGATTTGAGCGGATACGAAATCGCTCCGAGTCAGGTTCTCGTCGGCATCTATCAGCGTCCCGAAAAAACGGCTGGCGGGATCATACTTACGCCCAAGGCCCAAAAGGAAGATCAGTTTCAGGGCGTTGTCGGTCTTGTTCTAAAGCTTGGACCGGGCGCGTTCGAAGATGACGACGTGAACAAGTTCCACGGCTTTCGCGTGAGCGTCGGCGACTGGATCGAATACAAGCCATCTGACACCGAGAAAACTTCAATCAATGGCGTTCTGTGCCGTCGCCTGACCGACACGCTGGTCAAGGCGCGCATCGCACACCCCGACCTGATCTTCTAAGGAAAGAGCATCCCCATGACTGAGATCAATAACTTTACTGATGTGAAGCGAGCACTTCTTACGCTGCCGGGTCAATGTACGGGCAGGATCCAGCTTACCTGCGAGACTGGCGAATACTACAAAGATTTTTCGCTTTGTTTTCCTTCTCGGCCTGCCGATATCCAGGTCGTGGAGAAATTCATATCCCAGCAGTTTTATCTCCTGGTTTGGAATTATTTTCAGAGCACCAAGGGAACAATCTATTGGAGAGTCAAGCCTGAGTTCAAAATTGAAACCTACCATCATATGGTGATTCTATCTAACGACGGACCGGACAAAGATCTTGCGACTGGCCAGTCTGGTTACGCCGACAAGTCTTGGGTAACGATGTCAGCTTACTGCCGTGTTGTTCGCTCTGACATGCCGTCGATCTTCGACGAGGTGGCAGCATGACGATCAAAGACGATGAAGGCTTGGTCGTTGAAATCGACCAGAGCCAGTTGACGCTTGACCCGGATACTGAGGTCAAAGCGAAGACGAAAGATGATACAGAAAAGAAGGACGACGAGCCCAAGCGCGACAGTGGCACCGATGAGGCAATCGAAAGCCTCAAGCGGCAGCTTGAAACTCTGGAAGCTGCCCGCATTCGTGATCGCGCCGAACTCGAGAGAAAATCTCAGGAAGCCGCAGAGCTAAGGCAGCACGCAAATGGTGCCGTTGCTCATGCTGCTCAGAGGGACTACGACCTCGTCAATACCAACATTGCGAATGCTAAGTCCCGTGCCGAAGTCATCAAGCGTGAATTGCGCCAGGCGCGAGCCAACGGCGATACGGACCTTGAGGCGGAGTTGATGGTCGAAAGCGCGCGCATTGGCGCTTCGCTGGATCGGGAGGAAAACCGCAAGACCGAGATCGAGACGCGGCATCGTCGTGAACAGGCGCAGCGCGAAGCAGAGGCGAAGAAACCTCAGACTCCCTCCGATCCGTTCGAGGCCGCGATCGCCGATCTCTCGCCGAAGTCGAAGGCTTGGCTTCGCGCACACCCAGATTGCGTGACTGACGACGTAATGAACGCCAAGGTCATGCTTGCCGACCGCGAAGCGAAGCGAAAAGGCTTTGCGGCAGACACGACGGAATATTTCGATCACATCGAGAAATCTCTCGGCTTCCGCAAGGAGGTTGAGACAGACGATGGCGACGACGAACCAGCCCCGCGCCGGGGTGAAAAGCAGAGTTACGCCGCTCCGGTATCTCGAGACACGTCGCCAGGTGCACCGCCGAATCCGCGTCAGCGCCGTCTGTCCCGCGAGCAGGTTGAGGTTGCGGAATCCCTCGGCATGACTCCGGCCCAGTACGCAACTTGGCTTACCAAAGCCGAAAAAGACGGCAAATATCTTAATCATTGAGGACAATCCCCATGACCGTAGCAACCAAAGGCCGTCAGACGAACGTCGGTCGCCCTACTCCCGCGCCCGCTCAGTCTCTTGGACGTGGTGTGGCTCTGGACCGTGACAACAAGCCGATCCGTCGTGTTCGCACCAGCAGTTCAGACCCGTATTTCATTCCCGACGCTATCCGCGCCAAGCTTGCGGAAGAAGGTTTCGAATATCAATGGAACGTCTGGAGCGTGCTGGAGAAGGAAAACCGCAGCGAGCGCGCCCGAATGTACAATGCAGGCTGGCGTCCCGTTCCTGCCGACCGTCATGATGGTGTGTTTCTTCCGCCCGGTTCAAAGGGTGACATTGTGATTGGCGGATTGATCCTTGAAGAACGACCGGTCGAACTCTCGAACGAAGCGCGTCTTGAGGACAAGATCGCAGCGGACGAACAGGTGAACGGATCGCGGCGACAGTTTGGGTTTGCGCCGACGGCTCCCGGGTTTGAAGGCGCAGATAAGAGCAACAGCCCGCACGTTCGCAACAACACGTTCGTGCGCACGTCGATGGTTCATGTCGATGATGCGCCGCGTCCGAAATACGAAGTGTCGCTCGACGATTGATCAAGGTGAGGGTGAGGACAGCGTCTGTTCAACACTTGAACCGTCGGCAAATCACTCGTAGAAGGGACATCAACGTATTGATTAGGCCGCAGGCTGTGGCCAGCGTCTCAGGGTCGGGGACCTAAAGAGACAGCAACCGATCAGAAGGTTTTCTGATCTCAATCCACGGCCAGAACTGACGGGTCAGTCGGCCTTCTCTACGGATCACTCACATGGCAAATACCTTTGCTCCGCAGGGCTTGCAGTCCTATGGCGGCGCTGATGGTGCGGCGCCGACTTATCCTCAGCGCACCGCCTACATTCTCTATTCGAACACCGACAAGATTTTCTGCGGCGATCCCGTCATGCTCAATGGCTCCGGCCTGATCGAGCAGTGGGATCCGGGCACGGGTGTCTCGCAGTTGGCCGGTATCTTCCGGGGCTGCGAATACTACTCGCTCTCGAACAAGCAGCCCGTTTTCCCGAACTATTGGGGTGGCGGAGACGTTGCAACGAACGCAACTGTGAAGGCTTACATCGAGCCGATCAACACGGCTGTGCCTCCGTACTTCCTGGTGCAGACGGCGAACTCGAACACCACGGCTGTTGCGGTCACTCAGGCCTCGGTCGGCCAGACGGCTGACGTGGCTTTGGGCTCCGGGAACACGAACAGCGGGTTCTCGACCGCCTATCTCGATATCAACACGTTCGGCACCGAAGCAACGAAACCGTTCCGGATCGTCGATATCTGGCGCGGGGTCGGCAACGGCTCCGACACGTCGTCGGCCTACAACTACGTTGTGGTGCAGGCGAACATCTATCAGGAAACCGGGATCTAAGGAGCAGCCCCAATGCCAGTCTCACTTACGAGCATCCGGGACCTGCTTAAGCCCGGCCTCTACGCGGTAGAGGGTGAATACGATCGGATCGAGAACCAGTACGCCAAGATCTTCACTGAGCGTAAATCGACGATGACCGTCGAACGCAAGGTGCAGATGGCCTACCTTGGGTACGCGCAGTTCAAGAACGAAGGTGGCCAGACGTTCTCCGACAACAATGCCGGTGAACGATATGTCTATAACGCCGAATCGTTTGAAGTCGGCTTGATGTACGCGATCACCCGCAAGGCGATTGACGACAACCTCTACAAATCCGAGTTCAAGCCGCAGGCCCTGGGACTTCTGAATTCCTTTAAGGAATTTAAGGAATACCAGCACTCGGATATCTTCAACAACGGAACGACCGTCATTCCGGGAATTGGTGGCGATGGTCAGCCGCTGTTCTCGACGGCGCACCCTGTTGACGGTGGCTCGGTCGCAAACACCTTCACGACCCCGCTGCAGTTGAACGAGTCCTCTTACCTTCAGGCCCTCATCAACATCCGCACAAATTGGGTGGATGAACGCGGACTGAAGATCAAGGGACGCGGTCAGCAGCTCATCGTTCCGCCGTCGCTTCAGCCGACGGCGAAACGTCTCCTAGAGACAGAGCTTCGCCCCGGAACGGCCAACAACGACATCAACGTCATTCAGTCTATGGATGGCGAGAAGCCGAAGCTGGTCATCTGGGATTATCTCACGAGCGCGAATGCCTGGTTCGTTCTGACGAACACGGCGAAAGACTCGTTGCTCACGATGAAGCGGATCGCCTTCGAGACCGACATGCAGGTCGACTTCACGACCGACAACCTGCTGGTCAAAGGTTATGAACGCTACGTTCCGACCTACAACGACTGGCGTTGCGCATACGGAAGCTATCCCTCGGCTTAACAGGAGCTTCCCATGACAACGACCAACTTCCCTGATGGCGTAACGAACGTCCTGGAGCAATCCACTCTCGGTTCGTTCGTCATGCCGGACCCGAGTTCAGTTCATCTGTTCTTTCGGGACTTCGACTCCTACGTCGCGCCGTATGCTGCGGCGACGACACCTGCCGTGGCTGTTCCTGGAGATTTCGTGATCTCCGGGGCAACGCCCGGAACGGTGTCCTGCACAAGTGCCGATGGCGGCATTCTCTCGATCGCCAACGACAACACCGATGCGCATTCCACCTTTCTTCAGTGGGGTGGAAACACGGGAACCGTGCTCGGAACGTTTACGTTCGATCCGGCTCTCAGCATGTGGTGCAAGGCTCGGTTCAAGATCAGTGAAGCGACCAAGTGTTCGCTGATCCTTGGCATGGCTGCCGTGGACACGACGCCTTTGGACGACGCCAACGGTCTTTTCTGGATCAAGGCGGCGGCTTCGACGACGCTGCAGTTCAAGGCCGTGAACACCAGCACTGCCACGGCCGCAAACGTCGGGACGCTGGCAAACAACACTTACGTTACGGTTGGCTTCCACTACTCGGCCAACTCCGGTCTTTTCCGTCTGTTCTTCAATGATGTCTATGCAGGAACGATCCCACTCACCAACGTTCCTGCAACATCGACCGCTCTGGCTCTGACGTTGGGTGCGCTCAACGGAACGAGCCAGGGGACGGGTGCGACGTTGTCGACCGATTATTTCATGATCGCAAAACAGCGCACCGCCAACGGCTGAGGTGATCCATGAAGGGTCGGAAAGGCAGCAGAACGTTCTACTCTCCGATGGGGTCGCCCAAAGGTCAAAAGCCCAAACTCAACGGGCCAGAGACGATGGTCGATAAAGCGGCAGAGAAAGACGACAACGAGATGCCTCCGGTTCAGGGGTTCAAGGCGCGCATGCGTCTCGATCGACCTGGCCGAAAGCTCGGCGGAAGGGTTGGAGCCGATCTTGCTCCGCTATCCTCTGCCGCAAAGAGGCACTGACTGTTTCGCGTAGCCGGGCGGTTTGGGGATGCTCCGCCCGGCAATTCTTAGAAACACGGGATTGGATTCAATGGCCCAGCCTATCACGGTGCGCGTCGGCAATCTTTCCAATGCCGATGCAGACGGCATCAGCGCGTCACAGATCGCAGCAGGTGCGCAGCCTCTTGTTTTGAACGGAGCTTTGACCAACGGTCAGACGGCGAACAACGTCGCTCAGTCGCAAAGTCCGGGCTCAGCGAGCGATTTGACGCTTAATGGAACCCTGGTTTCGGGGGGCGTTGTCTATCTCTATGGGCGGAAAATTTACATCACGTCGGCAGGCGACGACTCCGGCGTCACGTTCACGATCACGGGACAATCTTACGGTCCTATCGGTGGACCGTTCGCGGTCACTGAAACGATCACGGGTGCGGACACCTCCGTCGTCTCGAGCGTGAACTCGTACTACACGATCAGCAAAATTCACATCTCTGGCGCTTCGGCGGCAGCCGTAACGGTTGGCGCGGGTGGTCTCGCGACGCTCGATCATGCGCGCCGTGTCATCATCACATCGACTGGCGACGAGACAGGCATTACCTTCACGATCTCCGGTACGGATGCTTCAGGTTATCCGATTTCGGAAGTCGTTGCAGGCAAGGCAATTGCCGCCGCATCATCGGTTCTGGACTACAAGACCGTGTCCAGCGTGGTGACGTCCGGAGCAACAACGGACACCGTGACTGTAGGAACAAATGGCGTTGCTGCGTCGCCGTGGGTGCGGTTCGATGACTACGCCGCGAACGCTCAGATTGCCGTGCAGGCCACGGTCACGGGAACGGTCAATTATACGGTTCAGCAGACGATGCAGGACCCGAACGACAGCGCCAATCCGGTCGCACCGGCAAACGTCGTCTGGGTGGATTCCCCCGACACCACGAACCTTGTGGGACAGACTGCAACGAAATTCGGAACGTATCCGATTGCACCAATCTTTGCCCGCGTTCTTCTCAATAGCGGAACCGGATCGGTATCGACCGTCTTCAGACAGGTTTATCTGACGTGACGGGCTCAAGCGGTACGTATGCTTGGTCACCGTCTATTGGTGACCTGACGCTGAACGCGTTTGGACGTATCGGGATCCGGCGGACTGAACTGACGCAGCAGCACTTGGCTGACGCTGCAACGGAATCAAACCTGCTTCAGGTCGAGTTCTCTAATCGCCAACCGAACCTATGGAAATCGGAACTCTATACGGTCAATCTTGTTGAGGGGCAGGCAACCTATACACTTCCCGCTCGCATGATTTCGCCCATGGCGGTGTATATCACGGTTACACCCGTTGGGTCATCGACAAGCTTCGATCGCATCCTGAACCCGATATCGACTTATGAATACGCGGCTCTCCCTGATAAGCAGACGCAGGCGAGTCCTACGACGTACTGGTACAACCGGCAAATCGCTCCACAGATTACGATGTGGCAGGTTCCGGACGGATCGGCCAATTACGTTCTCAATCTTCAAATTCTCTCGCAGCCGGACGACGCAAAACTCCCGAACGGTGTCACCCCGAATTTTCCCTACCGATGGATGGACGCATTTACGTCGGCGCTCGCAGCCCGACTTTCTGTCATCTACCGACCGGATATGGAAGACAAACGCAAGGCAGATGCTGAGAGGGCTTGGACGATCGCAGCGAAGGAAGACATCGAATACGTGCCATTCTTTGTCTATCCGGCGCTCGGAACCTATTACGGTAATCGCTGATGCCTTGGAGACCGCACGGTCGGGCTGAGGTGGATATTCTCAGTCCCCGGAGCTTTGGTGTGTGTGACCGATGCGGATTTCTTTACAACTTGGACGACCTGATTTGGCAGCGTCAGTATGCGGGTGTCGGCACGGTCAACCTTGAAATCCTCGTCTGCTCACGATGCCTTGACGATCTCCAACCGCAGCTAACCGCGACCATTCTCCCGCCTGATCCTGAACCGGTTTTCAACGCTCGCCCCGAATACTATTCGGTCGATGAGAAAGGACCGGTTCAAAACCTTCTCGCGGAAATCTCTTACGACGACTCGTCTATTCCAGGGGCGTTCTATCTCGATCTCTATCTCGGTGATCCGATGACGGGGGGCACAAGCGTACTCGAACAAATCACGGGATATGACTCGAGACCCAATGCTGGGTCTTCGTTCGGTGCACCGGTTAACAATATCGTCGCGAACAATGCGTCCATCTTATTCACCGACAGTGCAATAGCCAGTGTCGACGTCTCCTACATTGCAGTTTTCGATGCGGTGGCCGAAGGCAACATGATTGCCAGAGGTCCTTTGTTCGTCCCTCAGACCGTCGTTCTCTATAACGGCGTTGGTTTTGACGTTGGATCACTGCAAGTGGTTCTGACTTGATGTATCGTCGCCCGCACGGCCGCGCCAGGCTTGATGATGAAAATCCACAGGCGTGGGGAATCTGTGATCGCTGTGGGACTCTATACAATCTTCGCGACCTCAATTGGCAATACGAGGTCAACGGCCTAACGACGATCAATACAGGGTTCAGAGTCTGCGAGCCGTGCACGGATAGCCTGAACTATCAGTTTCAGAACATTCCTCTGCCGGCCGATCCAGTTCCAACCCGAAACGCTCGTCCAGAACCGTACATGCTGGATGAGGTCGACTACCTCTCAACCGAAGACTTCGTTCCGATCATCACACAAGACGATGTGAACATCGTGGTGGACGAGGCGTCACAGAATTATTCGGAAGTCCCGAACGACCCGAACCGAGGTCCTAATCCTCCAAACTCTGATTCAGAGCAGCAGGACTAATGGCAACCACACCTATTTTAAACCTCCCCGTCGCGATTGGGGTGGACAATAGCTATTGGGTGCCTGTCGCTTCTACCGCGACCAACCAAACCGAGCGCGCCAATGTCCAGACTATTTCTGGAATCCAAGGATCTCTCGACGGAATATCGACCGTGCAGGGAGCGGTGCTTTATCGCGGTTCTGCACGATGGGAAGGGCTGGGCCCTGGGACGTTGGGTTACGTGCTCTCGACGCAAGGGCCGGACGCTGATCCAACATGGGTTCCGAATACAGCAGGTAGCGTTGTAAGCGTTGGTCTTTCCCTTCCAGCGTCACTGTTTTCGGTATCAGGTTCCCCCGTTACATCGTCCGGCACTCTTACCGGCGCCCTCATTGCGCAGAGCGCCAACAAAGTGTTTGTTGGTCCTTCGACGGGTGCTGATGCTAATCCGACGTTTCGCAGCCTCGTCAACGCCGACATTGCCGGTGGTGGCGCATCTCTGACAAAGACCGACGATACCAACGTTACGCTTGCTTTAGGCGGTAGTCCTGCAACGGCTCTCGTCAACGCAGCGTCTCTTGTTCTGGGTTGGACGGGCCAACTCAGCGTGGCGAGAGGTGGGACAGGGCAGCCGACGTTAGCCGCACACGGTGTTCTAATCGGCTCCGGAGCATCTGCGGTCAATGTCACGGGAACGGGTACTGCGGCCCAGATTCTGACCAGCAATGGCGCATCGGCCGATCCGACATTCCAAGATGCCTCTACGGCACTCGGAAAGGCTCTTACAGCTTTTAATGATACGAACATCACGCTATCCCTCGGAGGTTCGCCGACAACAGCATTGCTCGCAGCCTCCTCAATTACTGCGGGATGGACCGGAACTCTCTCAGCAACTCGGGGAGGAACGGGAACCGGGTCTTACGCAATTGGCGATACGCTTTATGCGTCCGCGACGAATGCACTTTCCAAGCTCTCCGGAAATATAACAACGGCCAAGCAGTATCTCAGCCAGACGGGAACAGGCTCAGCTTCGCAAGCGCCGTCCTGGGCGACGATTTCAGGGAGTGACGTAACCGGATCGGCCCTATCCAAGGCTGACGATACCAACGTTACCTTGACGCTAGGCGGAACTCCCGCGACGGCGCTCTTGCGGGCCACGTCACTGACGCTGGGGTGGACCGGACAACTTTCCGTTCCGCGCGGCGGCACCGGGTTAGCAAGCGTCGTTCAAGGGGACTTGCTTTACGGGTCAGCCTCCAACACGCTTTCCGCCCTTGCTAAAAGCGCAACAGCAACGCGATACCTCGCGAACACGGGAACCTCGAATAATCCGAATTGGGATCAGGTCAACCTTGCCAACGGGGTGACAGGGAATCTCCCTGTTGGGAACCTGAACTCAGGAACCTCCGCGTCGTCGTCGACATTCTGGCGCGGAGACGGAACCTGGGCCACTCCGACCGGAACCGGTACGGTTACAAGCATTACGCCTGGCGGTGGCCTAACCTCGACGCTGACCGCAACTGCGCCAGGAAGCGCCATAACCGCAAGTGGAACGCTGTCAGGGGCAGAACTCGTCAATGCGCAAACAGGTACGAGCTACACGATAGTTGATGGCGATCGCGCAAAGCTCGTCACGCTCTCGAATGCATCTCCCGTAGCGGTTACATTGCCTCAGGCAGGAGCATCTTCTCAGTTTCAAGCGGGATGGTATTGCGACATTGAGAATCTGAGTGTTCTTCCTGCACTGATAACGCCAACGACATCGACAATCGACGGCGCTACATCGTTCTCTCTCGGAACGAACCAAGGCGTTCGCATCGCCTCGAATGGGTCAAACTATTCCACACAACGCGGAGGATCTGGAGGTAGAGAAGTTCTTACCGCGAACCGCACCTATTATGTCCGTACTGATGGGAGCGACAGCAATACCGGACTGTCCAATACGTCGGGCGGCGCATTTCTGACGATTCAGAAGGCGATTGATACGGCCTGCGCCTTAGACCTTTCGATTTATAACGTGACCATCAACGTAGCGGACGGCACGTACTCGGGAGCGGTGGTTCTCAAACCTTATGTTGGAACAGGACCCATTGCGATCGTCGGCAACACGACAACCCCGGGGAACTGTCTGTTACAGGGGACGGGCACGCGGATTAGCGCCGCAAGCATATTCGCCACCTATCAGATGCGCGGGTTCGAGACGCAAACGATAACGTCTGGCAACTCAGTTTCACTGAGCGGCGCAGGAATTCTTGAATTGAACAATTGGCGCTTCGGAGCGTGTGCGGGCTCGCACATGCGGATCGATAACGGGGCGCGTCTTAATGGCAGGTCAGGGTCGTTCGAGGTCGCGGCGAATGCCACTTACTTTGCAATTGGCGGATACTTTGCGAACATCGACCTCAACTCTGCGACGATAACGTTCTCTGCCAACGTGACGTTCACCGCGACAGCCTACGCGCAATATATGGCGCTGGTGAATTTCCAGCAGGCAACGTTCACTCTGGGCGGCTTTAGCGTGACCGGCCAACGCTACAACGCGTCGGGCCTCAGCTTAATTTCCTCGGGCGGCGGTGGGGCGAACTTCATACCAGGATCTACCGCTGGTGCCACAAGCAGCGGAGGAGTGTATTTATAATGGCCTTCGATTACGCCACCTACGTTACCACGCTTGCGAACATGACGGGGTATGGAGACGGAACGGACCTCAATTTTGTTCAGATCCTTCCGTCGTGCATCAACTATGCAGAGAACAGAATCTATCGGGAGGCGGATTTTATTTCGACCGTCATCCGGGACACTGGCGCACTCACACCCAACAGCCGAAACTTCACGCTCCCGTCCAACATCGGGACGTTCAATGTCGTGAGACAATTGAATTGCGTTACTCCAGCGAGCACGCCGCCGGCGGACGGCACGCGCAACCCAATGACGCCGGTTTCAACCGAAGTCATGGACCTTCTCTGGCCGTCGGATCAGGCTGCAGGGGCTCCCTCGATCCCGACCATGTTCGCCATGCTCACGCAGAATAACGTCAGTGGACAGCCAACAGACGTGCTCGTCGGTCCGGCTCCAGATGCCGCTTACAATGTGGAGGTTGTCGGAACCGTCAACCCCACACCGCTTTCGGAATCGAACACCACGACTTATCTCACTCTTTACCTGTGGGATTTGTTCCTTGCCGCATCGATGGTGTTCATGACGGCGTTTCAGAAGAACTTCGGGGCGCAATCCGATGATCCGAAGGCTGCGATGAGTTGGGAACAAACGTATCAGCTTCTTTTCAAATCTGCGGACTTAGTAGACGCTCGGCAGAGGTTCGCGGCGACCTCATGGACATCTTCCCAGCCAGAGAATTTTGCTTCTTCGCAACGAGGATAATGAATGATTTCTCACGAAGAACTTCTTCGTCAGCTCACATACGATCCAAAAACTGGCCTATTCGAGAGGCGGTTTGGGCGTCGACATACTCACCACCGCAACAGGGGTGGCTATGTTGTCATCGGCGTAAATTATAGAACCTATTATGCCCATAGGTTGGCATGGTTCTATATGTTTGGTGAGTGGCCGACATTAGTCATTGATCACATAAACGGAGATCGATCCGACAATAGAATTTCCAATTTACGTCTGGCCAATATGAGTCAGAACGTCATAAACAGTTCGGTGACCTGGGGGATGACCGGAAAACGCGGAGTGTTCAGGCAAGCGAACACTAAAAAGTATCGTGTTCGCCTCTCTCTGAATGGGATCAAGAATATTCATATAGGATACTTTGCAACCAAGGAGGAGGCGGCGCGAGCGCGAAATGATGCCGTTCGTGAAGCATACGGTCAGTATGCGAGAGACGTTTGATGCCCTTCGCTGACGTTCGCCTCATTCCGGGCATCGACCGGGAGAAAACGCAGACTCTCAATCAGGCCGGATACTCCTTCTCGTCTTTCATTCGATGGAAGGAAGGTCTGGCTCAGAAAATCGGCGGCTGGATCAAGTTCTATAATTTCGCCGTCGGCGGCGTGCCGCGTGACATGCACGCTTGGCAGGACCTCAACGAGACGGGCCGATTGTCGGTCGGAACCACAACTGAACTTGACGTCATCACGAACGGATTTTTGCAGAGGATCACACCTCAGCAGTTTCTATCGAGCTTTTCTCCTGTCTTCGATACGACCACCAGTTCTCCAGATATTGACATCACGGACAGCAATATAACGGATGTGACGACCTACGACAGCGTGTTCTTCTATACGCCGGTCAGTGTTGGAGGATTGATTCTTTCCGGCCTCTATCCGATCAGCATCTCTCTCGGAACGCATAAATACCGGATTGTCGCAAAGCAGAACGCCGCTGCAACGGTAACGGGTGGCGGCACTGTCCCGTCATTCGCTTCAGTCTCTGGCAGCGCCACGGTTTCAGTGACGCTTGCAGATCACGGTCTGACGTCAGGGGATACGATCAACTTCCCCATTCCGACGACGGTCGGAGGCGTGACGATCCTCGGAACCTATATCGCAGTCTCTATTACGAGCACGAGCGTATTCACGATCGTTGCCGATCAAACCGCGTCGTCGAGCGCGACCGTGTCTATGAATGCTGGGAAGGCGGAACTTCTTTACGACATCACGCTCGGTCCGACATCATCAGGAACGGGCTACGGCATAGGCCCGTATGGTGATGGTGGTTATGGAACGGGAACGACGACAGGAAACCAAACCGGTACCCCGATCACGGCCAGAGATTGGACCTCGGATAACTGGGGTGATTATCTTCTAACCTGTCCAACAAATGGCGGAGTGTATTACTGGAAGCCCAACGGTGGCTTCCAGAACGTCCAGCTGGCTCCAAATGCTCCCGCCTTTAACGGCGGGATTTTTGTAGCGATGCCCGCTCAGATTCTTGTCGCGTGGGGCTCGACCTCAACACAGAACATCGGTGTGGACCAGGACCCGCTTCTGATCAAATGGTCCGATCAGTTGGATTTTCAGAGCTGGACACCGTCGACGGAAAACCAGGCGGGGTCCTATCGCATTCCGACCGGGTCAAAGATCGTGGGGGGATTGCAAGGTCCTCAGTCAGCCCTGATCTGGACCGATCTCGATGTCTGGGCCATGCAATATGTTGGCTATCCTCTTGTCTTTGGGTTCAACAAGATCGGTGCGTCGTGTGGCCTGATCTCATCTCATGGAGCCGCACAGCTTGGCGGTATTGTCTACTGGATGGGCATGTCGAATTTCTTTGCTCTGACAGGGTCAGGGGCAACGCCCATTCCATGTCCGATTTGGGATGAAGTGTTTCAAGATCTCGATACAACGAACTCGTACAAATGCAGAGCGGCAGCCAACACGGTCTTCAACGAGGTGTGGTGGTTCTATCCTTCTGTCTCTGGAGGAACTGGAGAGAATGACTCCTACGTCAAGCTGAACGTCGTCGAAGGATCATGGGATTATGGCTCCCTTGCGCGGTCAGCTTGGATTGATCAATCCGTTCTCGGTAATCCGATCGGAGCTTCGCCTTCTGGACTGATCTATCAGCACGAAGAAGGCGAAGACGCAGACGGCCAACCGATCAATTGGAGCTTTACGACGGGCTATTGGACGATCGGAGACGGTGAGAACGTTGCTTTTATCGATTTGTTCTTGCCCGACATGCGATTTGGGACTGTCAACGGACCCAAGACCGCAAGCGTGCAGATTCAGTTCCACGCACAGTATTATCCAGGAGGTCCCATCACGAACTCACCGACCTACACGTTCACTCAGAACACGCCATATTTTAATCCGAGAGTGCGCGGGAAGCAGATCGCCATGACGGTCTCCGGAGACGATATCGGAAGCTTTGTGAGATTGGGACTCAATCGCTACCGCTGGGCACCGGACGGGAAGTACTAAGCCATGCCGACGAATGAGAGCATCAAGTCGATCCTTGGAACAACACAGGGAACGGCAACAAGCCAGAACGCTGCGACAAGCCCGGTCTTGAAACAGATTTCAACGAACGGCGCGTTGATGGTGCAGAACCTTGGTGAGTTGACGAAAGCTATTGCAACGCTGACGAAAGCCTGGGGCGGTTAATGGCTGACGCGGCAACACCGACCGACCAACAATCGGCCAATCTCGATCCAACAGCACTGAACGAGATTGCATCCAACGGGCAGTTCGCCAATCAAGCCATCGGTGAAGTCACAAAGGCTATAGCCAGCTTGGCAGAAATTACGCTTCCGGTTTCCAACGGTGGCACTGGACGCGACACGCTCACTTCGCATGCGGTTCTTATTGGGAATGATACGGACCCGGTTAACTTTGCATCCCCAACAGCTAATTCAGGAGCCGCATTCGTTGGACAAGGATCGAGCGCCGATCCGGTATTCGGAAAAGTCATTCTCACTCAGCCCGCAACGCTTTCGACCCTGACGATAGCAGACGGGAAAACGCTGTCGGCGACGCGTTCGGGAACGCTCGGCGGCGGCGATGGATTTACGCTGGCGATTGCGGCGAGCAAGACGCTGACAATCTCGAATAGCCTGACGTTTCTCGGCACGGACGCGACGTCGATGACGTTTCCATCGTCGAACGCCAATGTTGCTGCTCTCAATATTGCAGATCAGACGCTTACTGGCGGAGCGAACGTAACATCTAAGAGCCTAACAACAGGCAATGTAACAATCGATTGCGGCGCTTGTCCCCTTCAATTCATTACGAACGGCGGTGCATTTACGATCACGGCCCCCGCCAATGATGGCTCGTGCATCGTTCTGATCACGAATAACGCCTCAGCGGGGGCCGTGACGTTCTCAGGCTTTACCGTTTCATCCAACACCGGAGACAGCCTGACGACGACGAACGGAAACAAGTTCTTTGTGACGATTGTGCGCATTAACGGGACGGCAACTTACTTAATTAAGGCGGCTCAATAAATGGTCGCTTTTTATGTTCCCATTCCGATTCAGCCGTCCCGAGCGCCGCCCGCTCTGACGTTCACCGACAGCGGCGTAAATACGTCTGGTTCTGGCAGCACGTTTAATGGAATGAACTTCGGTACGGCTGCGGCTGATCGCTATATGATCGCAGTGTTCGGGTACAGCAGTTTAACGACAGCTACGAGCGCAACAATTGGTGGTGTGTCCGCGAGTCTTCTCGTTGGCGCTGTTAGTCCGTTCCAGAGCGCAAAAACAGCTATATTTATTGCTCTTGTTCCATCTGGAACCAGCGGAACTGTGGTCATCAGCAATGGCGCAGGGGGTAACACAACACTCGCGCTTTACAGCGTAACAGGACTGCTAAGCCCGACAGCTGTTGCGACCAATACCGCGAGTGGTACGCCACCTGCGAACCTGAGCGTTGGCGTGAGTGCGTTTGGCGTGGCCGTTGTCTGTGGTTATTCCACCGGCGCAAGCAGCACGGCAACGTGGTCCAACCTCACAGCGATCGACACGAACAACCGAGTTACACCAATCTCTTTATCGTCCGCCGGTAATTTCGTTTCAGCAGGACCATCGAGCACGCTGAACACGACCTTCAATTACACCAGCACGAGCAACGCTATGTCCTGCTGCGCCGTCTCTCTCAGGTAACATCACATGTCGGGACTAGGTGATCTCGGTTATACACCGCAATCAAAAACTGTAGACAACGAGCCGACATATCGGATGTCGATGCTCCCGTTCGGTTCATACAAAAACACAGATGGAACTGAATCCTTGGGCCTCGCACTTCCTGCCATGCTCCATGAACCTTTCATGGCAGTTGAGAGATTGTTCGGTACGCCATCCAACCCAGGAACATTCACGCAAGGACCTGATTACCCCGGCAATGCTCAGGCGATGCGTGACCTGATTTTCTCGATGTACGGTGGGAATGCGATGAACCCGGGAAGGCTTGTCGAGGGAACAGGTTTGAGAGACGCGGCTCAGGCCGCTTATCGAACAGCCAGACACCCATTTGAAACAACTGTTTCAGACGTTCCCGCCGCCCAGCTTTCTAACCAGCTTGAGAATTGGCCACAGCCGACGCAGGTCGCCGCTCGCCGAGAAGGTCGCCTAGGCTACGACATGGTCGACGAGCTTCGCGTGCCGAATGCGGGGCAGATCTGGCACAACATGCGCATGGAATCCCCGCGCGGTGGTGCAGCCAACGACATCGACACAGGATCGTTTGACGTGGGGTATCTTAATGCCGTCTTACGGAAACGTAAGGTGGATGATGGAGCGCTCTTCTCCGATACGGGCCGCCCGTCTCTGTTTGGCTCTTCAGTGGCTGGCGCCCAAGCCCCACAGCGCATGTATCACGGGACAGCGGCAGCAGAGGATTTTAGCCATTTCCGGCCAAGCTCTGAAGGATCATTCGGACCTGGTGTCTACCTTTCAGAGAATCCCGCGATAGCTTCACAGCGCGCGCTTCTTGATGACGGATCACGCGTGTTCCCGGTCGATGCGCAAGGTCCGTTTGCATCCGTGGACGATTACCTGACGGCGCTCCATGCCAATGGACGCGATCCGTCTGCGGCGCAGCGCGTGCTTGCCGATCAAGGCTATACGGGCGTTTCCGGTGACCTCGGGAGCTATGGAGCGCCGAACCCCGTCACAAACGTTTTTCAACCCGGCAGCATCCGGAGCGCCACGACGGGAGAAACGCTGTTCTCGGACACTGGCAAGCCGTCTCTTATGGGGGGCGCGATTGCTGGGATGGAAAATAGTACTCCGGTTAGAATGTTTCATGGGACATCTTCTCCAGAAGACTTCGGCTCATTCAAACCAAGCAAGCGAGGCGCTTATGGACCAGGTGTCTATATGTCAAATAATCCGCGAACGGCGCGAGACTATGCCCAAGGCGAGAACGCTCGGATATTCCCATTAGACGTCGCAGGCCCTTTCGCAACGGGCGATCAATATAAATCCGCGATGGAGGCCAACCGCTGGAATCACCAGGCAGCGATCGATGATCTGATTAACCGCGGGTTCAGCGGAGTGTCCGTTGATGGTGGATGGCGTGCAAATGACAACGTAACAAATGTTTTCAAGCCTGGGTCTGTAAAAAGCGCAACGACCGGCGAAACGTTATTCTCCGACAACCTTCCCTCGATCTGGGGCGGCGCGCTGGCTCCCCAACAAGACGGATCATTTAAAACTTCCTACGCTTCAGGAGGCAACGTGGCTGACACCTCATCAGGTCTTTCCGGACTTCGATCTATTCCGGATTACGGTTTTGGACCAATGACGCCGACGACGGTTGCCGGATATCCGAACGATTATCTCGACGTTGCGCCCGAGCCCAGATCATGGCTCGGCACGGCGGCTGATATCGGTTCATTTCCAGCGAGGGCCTACGTCGATCAGGTCAATGCAGCCGGTACAGGTTTCGTAGACGCGGTGAATGATCCGTCTCTTGCCAACATCACCAATGCCGGTGTGCAGACCGGCATGGCTATGATGTCTCCGACACTCACGACGGTTTCAGGGCTAGGAGGACTCGGACTTGCTGCTCTGAGAGATGCGAACATCATTCCGTCTGCCGAGGCAAAGAACCTGAGACGACCTGCGCCACAGCCCGTCGTTGCGGCTCCGCCTGCACCCGAACCCGTCGATCCTGTCTTTGAAAAGATCAAGGACGATCCATCCCTCATTGCGCTTTATCAGCAGATCAAGGCCGAGCAGAACAACGCCACGCGGGATTATCCCGGACGCAACGGCGATGCGAGCCGGGCCGAAGCAGCGGGGCGCGTGAAAGACCTGCAGGGACAATTTGCGGACGCGCTTGCCAAACGCGATGCAGCAAAGCAGGGTATCTACGATCAGCAGGTCCTGAACGCGAATTCTGCTCGAGACATTGAACTCGGTCGAGACCGTCGCTTTTCAGATACCGAAGTCGGAAAGGTCTATGACAAGCTCGGAGGCTACGCGCCCTTGGTGGCTGGCTTCCTGCCCGGCGTTGTCTCTCGGCTGGCCTACGGGCCTGCAAAGACCATTGGGAACGCACTCATTCGGGATGCCGAGGGCGCAACATTTGGCATTGGGGCGAACAACGTTCCTCTGGTTTATAACTCATTCTCGACCGAGGTGGATAACCCTGAGCAACGTGCCTACGAGGCCTATGCCTACGGACTTCCAGAGGGCCATCCCGATAAGATCAAAGCTCAGCAGATGGCGGATAGGCTTCCGAAGCTCAACCCGATCCGGGAGCAGGCTCAAGAAGAACTGTACGACCCCTATAAGTTCGCAGAACGAGCGGGAATGGGGGCCTTCGAAGGATGGGGAGGCAATCGTCTGGGCCAGATGGTGCCAGGTGGACTCGGAGGGATTTTCAGACGGTCTAGCTATCAGATGCCGCCAGAATCCGGCGTCGCGGTTAGGCCCGTCGGGAGTCCAACACTCCCTGCTCCTCCAGGAGCTCAATCAAAGCTGCTCGCCGATACGCAAGTCGCTCTTCCAGAGTCATTAGGTCCAGTCGGTCCCGTGCCTTCACGAAATCTGCCTGCTCTTGGAGACGCTGTAGATACTGTTCCCGCGTCTCCGGCACCTGGACGTAAACCGTCGGCCGGCCGCCGTAGTAAATCGGCCGGTTCCAAAGGTCAGACAAAGCCTGAAAAAACTTCCTCAGCATCGGATGTCCCTCCTGCAACTCCAGATAAAGAAGCAGCAGCATCTGACGAACTTAAGCGATTTTTCGGCTCCAAACAAGCGCCGGACCTTCGGGATTTGAAGGCGACGGGCGGTGCTGTGGGTGGGGCCGGTTCATCCGATAAGGTCCATAGCGGACCCCTGCACTCTGAATTAGGCGGCAGGACCGATAGCCTCCCCGTTGAAGTCTCGTCTGGGAGCTACATCATCCCAGCCGACATTGTGAGCGCCCTCGGAGAGGGGAACACCAGCGGCGGAATCAAGGTGCTGCAGGATATGTTCCCTGAGCAGCCGAAGAGCCTCCACTACGCGTCAGGAGGTGCGGTCCCCATCATGGCTGCAGGCGGTGAGCACGTCCTTTCACCGGAACAAGTCGCGGCTGTTGGTGGCGGAGATTTAAGCGTCGGACACCAGATCCTCGATTCCTTCGTGAAGCGAACCCGCAACGACACGATCAAGACGTTGAAGTCTTTGCCCGGTCCCCAGAAATAGAGAACCCAACCATGAACGGCGATCATACCCGCGTGCGAGTCGCAGACTCGGGCGACGAAGATGCTTTGATGGATCTCGCCCATCATCTGCATGGCGAGAACGGCCTGTTCGATATCGACGACACGGCCGTGCGCTATGCCTTCCGCAAAGCGATCATTGGTCCGGTCGAACAGCGGCACGGCATTATCGGGGTGATCGGATCGCAGTACGATTTGGAGGGGGCCATTTTCCTCGAGCCGTCCTGCCTTTGGTACACGACGAAGCCGTGCCTCATGGAAATGTTCAGCTTCGTCTATCCGAAATATCGCTCGTCATCGAACAGCACGGATCTCATCGCTTTTGCGAAGCATGTTTCCGACCACTTCAACATCCCCCTGATGATCGGCGTTCTTTCGAACAAGAGAACGGAAGCCAAGGTCAGACTTTACAGGCGAGCGCTTGGCGAGCCAACCGGCGCTTTCTTTCTGCATAACGCGGTAACGGGTCAGGGGGTGCACTAATGTGCGGAGGAAACAAGCAACAAACGACGAAATCTTCGACGAGCGCTCTGCCGGAATATTCCTCGGCATATAGTAGCTTGCTCAACCAGGCGCAGAACGTCGCATCAACGCCGTGGAACCCCGCAACGGGTCAGCAGGTCGCCGGGTTTACACCGACCCAGAACCAAGCCTTCGGTGCCGTTCAGAACAACCAGGGAAGCTATCTGCCCAACCTGTCTGCTGCGGGATCATCCGTTGCTACGGGGTCGTCTCCGGTCTCAACGTCGAGCATTTTGTCAGCCTACAATCCGTTTGTCGAATCTCAGGTTGCGGCCCTCCAAGGCGACCTTGCACACCAGAACGCTCAGACGCTGCAAGCCTCGAATTCGAATGCTGCGAAGATCGGAGCGCTGACCGGAGACCGATCACAGATCGCGGCGCAGATCGCCCAGGATTCCAACAATAGGAACGCTGCGCTTGCCACGTCACAGTTGCAGTCGAATGCCTACGGGCAAGCCGCGAATATTGCGCAAGGCAACCAGCAGGCCGCGCTGCAGGGTGCTAATATCTACGGAAACCTCGCGAACCAGACGCAGCAGCTTGGATTGAACGACATTGCGTCTCTTCTTGCGACCGGAAACCAGCAGCAGGGTCAAGAGCAGAACGTTCTCAACGCCAATACCTCTAATGCTCAGGCGCAAGCGGCCTATCCCTTCAACACCACGCAGTGGCTCGCGTCTCTCGCAACATCTCTTGGCGGGGCAGCCGGAAGCAATTCCAGTCAATCAACGCCTGGTCCCAGCATCTGGTCTCAGCTTCTCGGAGGCGGCCTTGCTGCGGCGAGCCTGTTCAACCGTGGCGGACGTGTTGGGTATGATTCCGGTGGCGTCGTCACCGCTCCTCTAAGCGCCATGCCCTATGCTGGTGCACCGTCGTATGTTCCGACTCTCACAATGGGCGGCGCTGGCCGCCCCGGTCCGTCGCCAAGCCTCGGAAGTCAGACGCAAGATACCGGCATGTCCGGAGTTCTGGATAATTTTAAGCAGGCGAAGTCCGCGTTTCAGGGCATGGGGAACCTTGGGTCAAAGGCCTTCAATTGGGCCAACACGACGACCGATCCGAATTCAGGATGGTCAACGACAACGTCTCCGTCAGGTCTTTCTGGGATCAGCAATTATCTGACGAACACGTTCGGATTTGCTCCGTTCGCTGACGGCGGAATGGTCCGTGGCTACGATGATGGAGGAGCCGTCGACGACATCCCTTATGGACCATGGGATCAACCGAGCCCGAACGGCTCCGAGAATGGCTCGTGGAGTCCTATTGTCGATCCAGCACCGTCCCTACCGGCACCTATGGGATTAGGCGCTATGAGTGCGCCTGCGCCTCAGCAAAGCGCACCTTCAGCCCCAGTCGCGACACCCTATGAAATTCCACAGCGAGAAGGTCTTTTTGGGCTCAGCCTCTCTGATCCTGCACGGCAAGGATTGCTGGCGGCTGGTCTTGGAATGATGGCCTCTCGTTCTCCGTTCATCGGAACGGCTATTGGTGAGGGAGGGCTGGCAGGCGTTCGGTCATACTCTGACGCGAAACAACAGGTCGTTGAAAACACCCAGTCCAAGAGTCGGATTGATATGGAGGCGCAGCGCCTGGCTCAACAGGCGAAAGAAGCGTCTGAGAGACTTCGGATTGCTGGTCTTGAAGAATCACGTGCGGCCGCAGCGTTCCCGTTGCAGCAGAAGGCGAGAGAACTGGAAGTCGCGAAGGCAGGGGCAGGCCAATGGACGGCTGTCGGCACGGATGAGTTTGGCCGCACGAAATATGCTTTCGTCAACCCGCTCAACCAGACGGTAAATGCGGCTCCCGGGCAAACCATCAACGCCAATGCAGCGGAGAACTCTGCCGTTGGTCCTGATGGTATGGCGCTCACAGGTGACGAGTACCTAAAGACGTTGCCGGCCAACGAAGCGACAATGGTCAAGAAGATGGTCAACGGAGAAATTCCACCTCCGAGTTCCTTTGTTCTTGCGAAATCACCCTACTGGAACGCCCTGATGATGAAGGCGTCGCAGTACGATCCCGATTTTGATCAGACGAGTTGGGGCGCGCGTTCGTCTGGCCGAAAAGACTTTTATGGCGGCGGGAAAAGCTCAGAAATGGTTCGCGCCGCCAATCAAACGATTGATCACGTTGGACATCTGGTCGAGAGCTTCGAAAATCTCGGAAACACCCAATACCCGCTCTACAACGACGCGAAAAACTTCGTCGGACAAAAAGTGACGGGTCAGGCTGGCGTTCCAGATTTTCTCGCGAACGCGCATGCAGTCGCGGATGAAATGTCGAAGGTCTTCAAAGGCTCGAACCTGAGTGACACGGAAATCAAGGCCTGGGAACATTCGTTAAATTCGAACATGTCCCCAGAGCAGCAACGGGCGGCCGTGGCAAAACTCATGGACCTTCTAGGAGGCAGCTTGAATGCGCTTGAGCAGAAGCGTGAAAGTTCCCTTGGTCCGACTTTGTCTAAGAAGATGGGTCCACTTCTTAACGATCATTCCCAGGACGTTCTTTCTCGCGTCAGGAGGTGGACGGATGGTGGGACCTTCGAGAAGACACCGGAAAAGGCGCAAGGTCGCGTAGGTAACGAGCCAGGTTCCGGCGCCGTTGCGCATCTGCGCGCCAATCCTGGATTAGCAAAAGCTTTCGATGAAAAGTTTGGAGAGGGTGCGGCGGCTAAAATTCTTGGAGGTCAATAATGGACAATCCATTCGACCAGTTCGACGCGCCGCAGGCGATGACCAGTCCGAATGAGAACCCGTTCGACAGATTTGACGAAGAGAAACCTCAGACTCCAGAAAATAGTCAGTTGTCCTGGAGCGATGTGCCGGGACAGGCCGTTAGCAACCTTATTCCGAGCGCGGCAAACCTCGCAAAGAACATCGTCACTCCGATCCTGCATCCGATTGATACTGCCGAAAGTCTTTACGACCTAGGAAAGGGCGTTGCATCCAAAGCAGCTGGCGCTCTCGGCGTTCAGCAGGACCCGGAGCAAAAAGCAAAGACAGAAGCATCAGCCAACGCTGTTGGACAATTCTTTGCGGATCGGTACGGCGGAGTCGACGAATTCAAAAACACGCTCGCGCATGATCCGGTTGGCTTGATTGCAGATTTAAGCGTGGCACTCACTGGAGGGGCCGGATTAGCTGCGCGGGCTCCTGGCGTAGTTGGACGAACGGCTGCGGTGGCCGGAAAAGTCGGAAATATCGTTGATCCAATTGTTGCGGCTGGACGCGTGGCTGGGAAGGCAGGATCGGCCGGCGTCCATCTAGTCACTGGGCTTGGCGACAACGTTATCGAAACCGCAGCAAAGGCTGGCGCCCAAGGAAATCGGGTGTTCCTTGATAACATGCGCGGCAACGTCCCTCCCACCGATGTTATCGATCTTGCTAAATCTGCCCTAGGGCAGATGAGACAGGAGAGATCGGCCGCGTACAAAGCGGGCATGACCGGTGTTAAAGCTGATCCTACTGTTTTGGACTACACACCGATCAATGACGCGCTTACCGACGCTGCATCCAATGTGAACTTCAATGGCATCGCCAAAAGTAAGAAGGCTGAAAAGACGCTTGGGAAAATTCAGGGCGTTGTTCAGCAGTGGCAATCGCAACCTGCAGGAACACCCTTTCACACTGCGGAAGGGTTCGACGCATTGAAGCAGGCCATAGGTGAAATCCGGCAATCAACCGACCCGGGAACGCTCAGCCGCAACATAGCCGACAGCGTCTATAACGCTACAAAAGGGACAATCGTTAAGCAGGCTCCATCCTACGCCGATACGATGCTTGGGTATTCAGACGCGTCGGAAAAACTCAATGAACTGACCAAGACGTTCTCTCTCGGCGAGAAAACATCGCCAGATACAACGCTTCGAAAGCTTCAGTCTGTCACGAGAAACAACGTCAACACCAACTACGGTCAGCGGACTAAGCTGATGGATGATTTGGCGAAGTATGAGCCAAATCTACTTCCCGCTCTTGCTGGTCAAGCAACAAGTTCCCTTCTCCCTCGCGGTCTTGCGCGGATAGGTGCTCACGGAGCGCTTGGAGCGGGAGCCGTCTACATGAGTCCCGCGACGATTCCATTTGCGCTTGCGTCGTCCCCGAGGCTTGCTGGCGAGACAGCATATGCCGTTGGAAAGGGGCTCGGCGGAGTAAAGAAAGCCGCGTCCAAAGTGGGACTTACCGGAGCTAGAGTTCCGGCAACACTGCGAGCTTCTGTCCAGGCAGGAAGAGCGGCGGGACTTTCTGAGACGCCGTTACTTGCACCGAGTCTTGTTGGTGGAATTGGGCCTCGATACGATGAAAATGCCAACTTGTTAGACGGTCAGTGAGGTAGTTTGCCCCGCATGCGATCTAGCAATCTTCGCAGTGACCAGTACGAATTGCGAAGAAATTCAAAGGCTGACTTAACTATCGCAACCGCAATGAGAATGCCGAACCCCAAAAAGACGATCTGGTTGCCGTACTGCTTGATATCAGGATTCACGAGAATATAGACCCCCACCGCTATGAACATCAGCAGCGCGATTATCAGTTCCTGGTTCTGATCCATTCGGTACCCCCTATGTGAACAACGCCAGCCTAACCGCTGGCCCTTTCTTTTTGAAGAGAGAACTCCATGCCGACCACACAAAACAAGGGCTACGAAGTCCAAGTAACTGGTTCCAATACAGGTACGTGGGGCGCAACTCTCAATGACGATATGATCGCGATAGTCGACGCCAACCTAGGCGGTATCGTACCTAAATCCGTCGCTGGATCAAACATCACACTAACGTCCGATGAAGCCCAGAACTGTATTATTCGTTTAATCGGCGCGCAGTCGGCAGATATTCAGCTTACGAATCCCTGCGTCGGATTCTATTTCGTCGAAAACCTCACAAGCAATTCTTTCAATATTACTGTGACCAATGGTGTCGCTGGTGTTGTGGTTCCGAAAGGCCGTTCGACGGTCATTGCCGATCAAACGAATGGCTGTCGCATTGCCTCAACCGACTCCTTCCCGACAGGAACGTCGATGCTGTTCAAGCAGACGAGCGCCCCAACGGGATGGACAAAACAAATCTCTGACAACGACAAGGCTATTCGCATCGTCAGCGGCACCGCATCCAGCGGTGGATCAGTCGCATTCTCGACCGCCTTTGCATCTCAGACGCCTTCGGGAACTGTGGGTGGAACCTCTCTGACAATTGGTCAATTGCCAAGCCATAATCACTTCGCATTCAACTTCGATAGCGCGGGGAGTGCGGGGGCCAATTGGCTTGATACGAACACGAATATATACGCGATGTACAACCGTTCCACATCATCACAAAATGCCTACACGATCGCCGGTTCTCAGACTGTCCCAACGGGGGGGATAACCTCTCCAACGGGAAGTGGGCAAACGCACACCCATACCTTTACTGGTAACGCGATAAATCTCTCCGTAGCCTACGTAGACGTCATCATTGCAACGAAGAACTAGGCCATGATGAACTCCATTCCCCCCGTAAATCGCAAGTGCCATCGGTGCAACTTCGATAAAAGCTGCCGTGAGCTTGTTATCTCAGAAGCATGCGAGCGCTGGTCAAAGATATCAGGGGCAAACCCGCAGACTGGAGAGCCCTTAGACAAGTGGGCCTGCATCGACGATTTGCAGCACATCCTTCTTTTAGAAGTTGCCAATCAGACATCGAAGGTCTCGGTTGAGATGAACGTTTTGAGGAATGAACTCGCTAAGTCGCATTCCGAACAAATGACGATGGCGTCCATCGCTGTCCAACGCTCCGCAAGCGCCGTCCAGGAAAGTTTCACAAAGACGCTGATCGACTATTTGCCGCCAAGTCGGCCGACGCGTCTTTTGGAAAATCAATGATCATTAGAGTGCGCGTTTTGCGACGGGGAGAAACCGCGCATGGTTGAAATCGTACTGTCCGTATGCAGCATCGTTTCGGGAGCGCACTGCAAGGACGTGTCTCTGGTCTATTCCGATATTTCTCTGCTGCAATGTCAGATTGGAATATCCGCCCAGATCGAAATTGCAAAGTGGAATGAAGGCCATCCGAACTGGCGCGTTTCAAAGCATCACTGCCAAATCCCGGGCACCTTCGCCAAGCTCTGAGGCCGTCATGATGCGCTGGATCAGCCTTTTCTTCTGGGCATTCTTAGTTGTGTTTTCTGCGTCGCTATTGGGGTGTCTTGCAACGCTCCTGGATTTCCCAGAGTGGAATCTATTCTTCGTCAAAAGCGCCCTCGGAGCCTCGGCGATGATTGTCGT